AGCAGAAGACGGCATACGAGATAGGAGTCCGTCTCGTGGGCTCGGAGATGTGTATAAGAGACAGGACATGCTCGACGCGCGCGAACCGGCATCATCGCCGCCGGAGTCGTCGCGGCCGCGCTGGTGACCGTCGGTTTTTTAAACGCCGGTCGGCTCCCCTGCCCCGCGCCTCACCGTTTTTCGTTCCCCACAACGCAAATAAAAAAGCCCGAAAACAGGGACGAAACCCATGATTCCGGACTGTAATCGACTTTATTCAGGGAATATACACCATCATCGTGATCGGAGTCAACCATGGGAACGTTGCCGGGATTGGACGACGCCGGACTGGTCAAGGGACCGCAGGAGCAGGCGACCGAACGGTTCATCAGCGAGTTCAGGGACGGCAAGCCGGAGAACTCGATGGCCGAGTTTTTGTACAGCTCGATGCTGAGCATCGCCAGGAACATCGACATGCAGAACGCGAAGGGCCGGGAGATCAGTCGCAACATGACCTCGCTGTTGGGCTACATCCAGCAGTTGTCCGTCATCTACCCGGACCAGGCGCAGACCGACGACGAGCTCGCCAGGCTCATGGAGGACATGGCCCGATGACCCGCAGGCCGACGCCGGACGTCAAACCCAGGTACTGCACACCCCGCAACCCGGACCGTGTGACGGACGGGCCGAGGGAGGCGTGCATCGCCGAGGCGTTGGGCACGTCGTTCCTGCCATGGCAGCGCCTGGTGTCGGACGTGTTCGGGGAGATCGACCCGGACACGGGCACCTACTGGTACGACACGCTGGTGCTGACCGTGCAGCGCCAGGCCGGCAAGATCACCAGGGAACGGGCCTGCGAGACCCGGAACGCGTTGTGGGGGCCGAACCGGCGCGTCTGGTATCTCGCGCAGACCGGCAAGGACGCGAGCGAGCAGTTCCGCGAGTACACGACCCAGTTCAACAAGTCGCTGCTCGCGCCGTTGGCCCGGCAGGTCAGGTTGAGCAACGGCAGCATGTGCCTGACCCTGCGCAACGGTTCGACCATCCGTCCGGGCGGAACGACCGACAGCACCGGCCACGGCTTCCAGGGCGACAGCCTCACCCTGGACGAGTGCTGGGCCCTGCCCGCGGACACCGCGAAGAGCATCCTCGACGGCTTCCTGCCGACCACGACCACGCGCATGAAGCTCACCGGCGTGCGCCCGCGCATCACGTTCTGCTCGACCGAGGGCACCGCGAAGAGCACGTTCTTCAACCCCAAGCTCGACGAGCTCAGGGCTCGCATGGACGCCGGGGATGATCTGGGGCGCACCTGCTTCGTGGATTTCGGGATCCCGTTCGGCTCCGACCCGGAGGATCTGGACAACATCTGGAGCCACCATCCAGGCGCGGGATGGCTGTTCGATTTCGACCAGCTCAGGGATTTCCGCGACCAGTTCGGCGACGACGCGGCGGGCTGGGCGCGCGCGTTCGGCAACATCCGGGACACCGGCATCGTCGAACGCGCGATCGACGCCGCGTTGTGGGAGGACACCACGGGGCCGGTCATCGACCCGGCGTCTGCCGGACGGCTCTGTTTCGGCGTGGCGGTCGCGATGGGCGGCACCGGCACCGCGATCGTCGCATGCATCGACACCGACGGGCCGCCGGTCGTGCAGGTCGTGGACGTGCTTCCCGGCATCGGTGACGCGCCACAACGGCTCCGCGAACTGCAGGACACCTACCATGCGCCCATCTGCATCGACCGGCGCGGCCCATCCGCCGCGCTGGCCGACGTGCTCGCCAACAGCGTGGACGACTTCGACGCGCCCCGATACCAACTGGCCGACCTGAAACCCGCGGACGCGGTCACCGCCCCGCAGGCGTTCCTGAGCATGCTCGAACAGCACGCCGTCCTGCACGCGCCAGACCGGCAGCTCGACCACGAGGCCGGGATCGCGGCCAAACGGATGAGCGGCGACGCGTGGCTGTGGAGCCGCAAACCCGAATCCAACGCGCCCACGGTCGAGGCCGCCACGCTCGCGTTGTGGGGCTACACGCACATGGACGACGACGCGCCGCCCCGCATCTGGTAGCCGCCGTTAATGTCGCTTAACGCCGTTATTGACGCTTATCGCCGTTAATGTCGCTTATCGCCGTTACACGCCGTTACGGGCGCTTATCGCCGATAGTTTTTGGCGCATGGCATGGTCGGGGCGCATCATGCCGGTATGGACATCAGACGAGCGATTCGCAGCGTGTGGGCGGGCGTGAGACGCGCCGCCGCGCATGTGTCGAGCGTGGCGACCGCGCCGTTCCGGCGTCGCGCGACCCGTGACCCGCTCACGTTGAGCACCGTGTTCCGTGGCGTGCAGATCCTGCAGACCGCGATCGGCGGCCTGCCGGTCCGTCAGATGCGCGACGGCGTCGAGGTGCGTCAGGACCGCATCATCGCCAGGCCGGATCCGAACTGCTGGCGTGCCACGTTCATCGCGGAGACCGTGATGGCGTTGGCGTTGAACGGCAACGCGTTCTGGCTCAAGCTCAAGGACATGGACGGGCATGTGGTCGGGTTGAGGAACCTGCCGCCCGAACTGGTGACCATCAGCGACGTGCGCGGCGACCCCGCGAACCCCGACCGACGGTTCGGGTACATGGGACGCGAGTACACCGACGCCGACGTGATCCACCTGCCGTTCATGAAGGTGCCGGGCCGGTTGCGCGGCATCGGCCCGATACAGGCGTGCCGCGAGGAGATCGAGGGCGCGATGGACGCGAAGGACTACCGCAGCCGCTACTTCACCGAAGGCAGCCATCCGACCGGCATCATCAGCTATCCGAAGAATCTAACCAAGGATGCGGCCACGCAGCTCAAGAACGACTTCAAGGCCAATGTGGACGACATCAAGGTGCTGCCGCAGGACCTCAAGTACACGCAATTGACGTTGAACCCGAAGGACGCGCAGTTCCTTGAGACCCAGCAGTTCGACACCACGCAGATCGCCCGCCTGCTCGGCATCCCCGCCTCCCTGATGATGAGCGCGGTCGAGGGCTCCAACCTGACCTATTCGAACATCGAACAGGAATGGATACAGTTCGCGGACTTCACCCTGGAGGCGTACGCGCAACCCATCGAACTCGCGTTGGGCGAGGTCATCCCCCGCGGCAACGAAGTGATGCTCGACTGGGATTCGATGCGCCGCTCGGACACCAAGACCAAGGCCGAGACGTACGAGATACTCATCCGCTGCGGCGTGCTCACCGTCAACGAGGCGCGCGCCAAGGAGGGCATGGACCCGTTGCCGGAACCGTCCGGCCAGACAGAAAGCGAGGACAGCGATGGACAGGCGTGACCTGGGATTCAAGGGCCTGCGCTTGCGCCGGTCGGAGACCGGCGACGGGCGCACGATCGAGGGCATCGCGGTGCCGTTCGGCGACGTGTACAACGACCCGTGGGACGGGGCCGAGACGTTCGACAGAGATTGCGAGTTCGTGGACGCGGACACCGCGAAGCTCTGCTATCAGCACGGCGAGCTGATCGGCGCGATCGTCAACGCGGAGAGCCGTGACGACGGCCTGCACATCACCGCCAGGATCGCGGACACGCAGCGCGGCCGGGACGCGGTCGCCCTGCTCGACGAGGGCGCGCTCGACTCGCTCAGCGTCGGGTTCATCCCCATCGAGTCCGAACGCGACAAGAACAACGTCATCCACCGGCGCAAGGTCCGCCTGCTGGAGACGTCCCTTGTGTCGTGGCCCGCGTATCAGAACGCCAAGCTCACCGACCACCGGTCCGAGCACCCATCAACCCAGAAAGGAAAACCCATGGACCCCACCATCGAAGACGTCATCGCCCGCCAGGACGAGCAGGCCGAACTGCTGCGCAAGCTGCAGGTCAACCTGTCCGACATGGCCGGCTCGCAGCCACGCCATACTCCGGGCGGCATGTTCCGCAGCTTCGGCCACATGCTCAAGACGCTGGCCGCGGGCGACGAGCAGGCGCGCGGCGAATACGAGCAGATGATGCGCCGCGACTACACCGGCGCGACCACCGCGGACACCGCGCCGCAGCCCGTGTGGATCTCCAAGACGCTGCGCATCCTGGAACAGAAGCGCCGCATCACCAACCTGGTCACCCACGCCGCATTGCCGGCCGAGGGACAGACCCTGGAATACCCGCTGGTCACCGGCAACACCGCCAAGGTCGGCAAGCAGGCCAAGGAAGGCGACTACCTGCCGTACGGGAAGATCACGATCGGCACGCGGAGCGTGAACATCGAGACCTACGGCGGCTACGTGAGCCTGAGCCGCCAGACCATCGAACGCGCCAGCATCCCCTACCTGGACAAGGCGCTCGAAGCCCTGGTCAAGGCGTACGCGGTCAACACCGAGTCGGCCACGCGCCTCGCCCTGTACGGGGCGATCACGGCAGTCGCGGCCGGCGACAAGATCGCGGTCGGCAAGGCCCTGACCACGATGACGCCGAACGACTGGCTCGACATCATCATCGACGCGCGCCTCGAGGCCGAGACTCGTAACACGAACATCGACTTCCTCGGGGTCAGCGGCGACGTGTTCAAGAGCATCGCGCATCTGACAGACGACGGCAACCGTTTCATGGACGTGTCCGGCTCCGGCGTGGACCGTCTCGGCAGCATCGACACGACCGACATCACCGGCAACCTGCTGCGCGTGCCCGTCGTGCTCATGCCCGGCGCGGTCGCGGGCACCGCCGCGTTCCTCGACAGGGAGAGCGTGACCGTGTGGGAGTCCGGCAACGCGCCGTTCCAGCTGCAGGACGAGAACATCCTGAACCTGTCCAAGGACTATTCGGTGTACGGGTACGCCGCGCACGGCGTGACCCTGCCCGAGGGCATCATGCCCATCAAGTTCACCGCCTGACACCAAGGAAGGAGACCATCATGGCAGTCGAATGGAAGACCCAGCTCCCCAGCATCCCCGAGGACTACGGGCCGAGCTTCCAGCCCACCGTCATCGCGGCCATCAACGAGATCCGCAAACAGATCGACAAGCTCCAGCCGGCGGGTGACAGCTGATGGCCGAACCCGATCCCCTGCTCGAACGATTCAAACGCCTCGCCGGAACGCTCGACCCGGACGACGTTCCCGAACTGGACGACAAGCTCGCCACGGCCCGCGCCTACCTCGCCCCGTACATCGAGGGGTACGAGGTGCCGCAGCCGATCCTGGACGACTGCGTGCTCAACGTGGCGCTCGACTTGTGGCAGAGCAAGGACGCGCGCAACGGCATCGTCGCGGTCACCGAAACGGGCGTGGAACCCTACCGGATCAGCAGCGACCCGCTGCGGAGCGCGTGGCCGAAACTGCGGGCGGCGGGCATCCCAGCGGGAATGGGCATCGCATGAGCAAGCTCGACGAACTCACCGAACAGCTCACCCAACGCATCCTGGAGGCCGCGCCCGAACTGATCTGCCAGGTCACCACGGACCCCAGCGAGGTCAAACCATCGGTCGGCAAGGCGAGCGTGTGGATCGAACCGCCCGAACTCGCTTGGGAGGGATGGGAGCCGTACGAGCCCGACATCACAATCACCCTGTGCGTCGTCGCCGGCACGCCGAACACCCAGCAGGCCGGCCTGCGCGTCGTCCTCGACACGCTCGACGCGCTGCACCGGGCGGACATCAACCTCAGGACCGCGAAGCCCGCAGGCTTCGACCTCTCGGGCGCGGGAACGCTCGCCGCCTACGAGGCGACACTCAACCCCATGTAAGGAGATCATCATGGCAGCCAAACAGCGTCTGCTCGACTCGGGCACGCTCACCATCGGCGAAAGCGCCGACGAATTCAACTTCGCCGCGGACGTGACCAACGCGAAACTCACCGCGCCGGACGGCGACAGCGAGTCCGACAACTACCTCGACGGGCATTCCGAGGTCTCGGAGGAACCCGAATGGGCGTTGGAGGGCAGCATCACCGACGACTTCACCATGGAGGGCGCGGCCGTCTGGTGCCTGGAACACAACGGGCAGAAGCTCCCGTACACGTTCGTGCCTAACAAGAGCGGCGGCGTGCAGTGGAAGGGCGAATGCACCATCAAACCCATCAGCGTGGGCGGCGACGTGAAGACCCGCACCAAGCAGGACTTCAGCTTCCCCAGCACCGTGCCCACGCCCAGCGAATACACGGCCGTATCCTGATGGCCGACATCGCGGCCGGCGGCAACACGGCCATCCAGGTCAAGGGGGCCAGGGAGCTCGCCAAGGCATTGCGCCAGGCCGGCGCCGACATGCAGGACCTCAAGGACGCGAACCGGCGGGCCGCCGACATCGTAGCCCCGGCCGCCAAGGCCAAGGCCCCGCGCCGCACGGGACGGCTCGCCGCCAGCGTCCGCGCCGGGGCCACGCAGAAGGCCGGCGTCGTGCGCGCCGGCAGGAAAAGCGTCCCGTACGCGGGCCCCATCAACTACGGGTGGCCGAAACGCCACATCAAGGCCACGTTGTTCATCAACAAGGCCGCCAAGGCCACCGAACCCCAGTGGACCGAGGCCTACCGGGCCGCGGTCGAACGCATCATCCAGGACATCTATTCACAGACCCAAGGAGCAGCGCAATGAGCACCCTCACCACCACCCGCGTCACCTACACCGACGGCACCGCGGACGAGATCACCGTGACCATGTGGGAGCAGCGCATGGCCGCCCGGTACATGGCCGACAACGACCTCGGCACCGTCCAGTCCGACCCCATCACGTTCATGGGCTACCAGGCATACGCCAAACTCCGCCAGATGGGCAGGACCACGCTCCCGTTCGACAAATGGCTCGCCACCGTCATCCAGGTCGAGGACATCCACAAACGCAACCGCCACGACGATGACGACCCAAACCCTACGGACGATGGGAGCCAGGAAGCCTAGAACACCTGTCCTGCATCCTCGCGTCGCGCTTCGGCGGCACGCCATGGCAATGGCGACGCGAGACCCAGCCCGAGGAACGGGACTGGGGCACCTGCCTGCAACTGCTGATCGACGAATCGAAACAAGCCAAGGAGGCCGAGCATGGGTAGAAGCGCGATCCTCGCGATCCGCATCATCGCCGACGCGACCAGCGCCGCGGCCGAGATGACCAAGGCGCAACGCCAGGCCATGAGCTTCGGCGACAAGCTCAAGAAGGCCGGCGCGGTGGCCGGCGCCGCCCTGGGCGCGATCACGATTGGCGCGAAGCAGTGCGTGAACGCGGCCGCGGACCTGCAGCAAAGCGTGGGCGGCGTCGAGACCGTGTTCGGATCGTCGGCCGTGCAGATGCTCGAATGGAGCCGGCAGGCCGCCCAGTCGGCCGGACTCTCCCAGAACGCGTACAACGAGATGGCCACCATCATCGGCAGCCAGCTGCAGAACATGGGCATGAGCATGGAGGACTCCGCGTCCAAGACCAACGAGCTCATCCACCTCGGCGCCGATCTGAGCTCGATGTTCGGCGGGACGACCACGCAGGCCGTGGAAGCCCTGTCGAGCGCGTTGAAGGGCGAGATGGACCCGATCGAGGCGTACGGCATCAGCCTGAACGACGCCACATTGCAGGCGCAGGCCGCCAGCATGGGATTGGGCGACCTGTACAAGGCCGGCGACCGCAACGCGAAGATGCAGGCCATCCTCGCCGCGGTCACCGAACAGTCCGGCAAGGCCGTCGGCAACTTCGCGCGCGAGGCCGACACCGCGCAGGGCCAGCAGCAGCGCATGACCGCCGCATGGGAGAACGCGCAGGCCGCGCTCGGCCAGGCCCTGTTGCCTGCGTTGACCGTGGGCGCGCAGAAGCTGGCCGAGTTCGCCACATGGGTGCAGCAGAACGCATCGTGGATCACGCCGCTGGTGGCCGTGATCGGCGCGTTCGCCGGCGCCATCGTCCTGCTGAACGCGGCGTGGGGCGTGTACAACACCGTGCAGGCCATCGTCCAGGCCACCACCATCACGACCGCGGGCGCGTTCAAACTGCTGGCCGGGGCGACCGGCATCGGCCTGCTCATCGCGATCATCACGCTGCTGGTGCAGAACTGGGACACCGTCAAGGCCGCGGGCGCGGCGGCGGCCCAGTGGATATCCGACGCGTGGGGCAACGCGGTCGCCTGGATCCAGTCGGCGTGGGGCAACATCGTCGGGTTCTTCCAGGGACTGTGGGCGAACATCCAGTCCGCGGCGCAGTCGGCCGGCGGCATGGTCAGCGGCGCGTGGGATTCCGCGTGCTCCATGGTCCGCGGCGTGTGGAACGGGATAACGGGGTTCTTCTCCGGTATCTGGAACGGGATCGTGTCGGGCGTGCAGTCGGTCGGCTCGCGCATCCTGCAGCCGTTCCAGAACGCGATCAACGGCATCAGGAACGCGTTCAACGGGCTGGTCAGTTTCGTGCAGGGCATCTGGGATCGGATCACGGGCATCTTCTCCGGCATCGGGAACGCCGTCCGCGGCGCGATCGACGCTATCGGCTCCATCCTCCCGTTCAGCCTGGCCGCGAACGAAGTCGCGCAGCCCGTGGAGGCGACCGCACCCGTCTACCGGATGGCGCGCAGCATCCAACCGTATTCCACCGTGCGCCCGTCCGGACTGGCCGAACCGCGCGCGGACCTGGCACGCCTGTCCACGAGCATCACCCGACGGCCCGTAGTCCGGTTGGAGCGCGTGGAGCACGTCACCTACGAGGTGAATTTCAACGGGCTGGTCGGCGACGGGGAGAGCGTGGTGCGCGAACTGCGCAAACTCGAACGTTCGTATGACAGGAAGCGGGGCAACGTCTGATGCAGCAGATCTACGCATGGCTCGACCTCGGCGACGGCCTGCAGCCGTTGAACGACCACACACGTGACGTGGCCGTCTTGGACTCGCTGAGCATCCAGTGGGGCACGGACACGCTCGGTGGCCAGCCGGATCCCGCGGTATGCTCGTTCACCCTCGCCGACCACACCGGCGTCCTGTCCGGCGATTTCATCCGCCTGGCCGGCGCGCGCCTGGTGCTGACCATGAGCCGTGAACCCCAATGGCGTGACCTCGCCCAGTACGGGGCGTGGGAGGACTGCGACTTCCCCATCGGCGAGCTCGCGACCCGCTACCGGCCGGACACCGTGGACGCGTCGGGCAGCGTCAGCCTGTTCGACGGAATCATCGCGTCCGGTGGCAGCATCGAACGCCACGGTGACCATTGGCATCTGGTCCTGTCCGCGTCCAGCCACATGCTCATCTGGAAACGCCTGCAGAAACAGGGACCCGTCAGCGGCGCGGCGAACCTTGCGGGCATGCACTGGACCGGCACGCCCGAGCAGCGTCTGACAGAGCTCAACAAACGGGCCCAGGCTGCGGGCGCGCCCATCGCGGACACGAGCGGGCTTGGCCTGCCGGCGGCGTGCGCGCCGTATGATGCGAACACGTATCCCAGCCAGCTCGACCTGCTGCACCGGCTCTACGCGCACTCGCCCCTCATGCCCATATGGCACGAGCACACCGACGGCATGACGACGGTGATCGCGCACACCGACCTCGCCGCGCCATCCACGCTCACCATCGACGCGAACGCCACCGTCCACACCACCGGCCCGGACGGCACCACCCGTCCCGCCATCGCCTCCAAGGACATCAAGGTGGACGACAACGTGACGCTGACCATCAACGAGCCGCTGACCGGCGTCACCGTCCAGGGCAAGACCTGCGAGACCGACGACGACGGGAAACTCGCGTTCAACCAAGCCGAATCCACGTACACCGCGCCCAGCCTGCCCGACAACCTGACCGCGACCCAGAACACGATCACCATGGAATCCGACGCGATCCTCGCAAGCGATTCCACAGCCTATCCGGCATGGACCCCCGACGCCACCGACCGCGACAATATGCAACGGTGGATCCTCGCGCAGGACAAGATAGCCGCGCCCGACACGATCACGTTCGACAGCCGACGCATCGACCCGTCCACATACCCGTGGCTGTACCGGCCAGAACCCAGCGGCCCAATCTTCGCCGAAGGACCCGTGTTCGCGGAACTGACCGCATCGGACGGGTCACCCACCGCATCCAGCATATGGACCACCATCGCGGGCACGTTCACGTTCCAATGGGTCGGCGAAACACCCGTCCTGCGCAACGAGTGCAGCATCGTCCCCCTGCCAGGCATCGGGTTCAACCAGCCCACATGGGACATGATCGCCGACTGGCCCGCGATCTGGAGCATGGCAGCGCTCACCTGGGCCCAGACCATGCTCATCAGCCAATACCTATCCACACCCTTATCCACCGAAAGCGAGGAACAATGACAGCACAGACCAGCAGATACAAGCTGACCTACCCGACAGGCTCCGACCTGGTATCAGGCGCACCCTCCCAATTCAAAAGCATGGCCGACAGCGTCGAGAAGGCGTTGGGCGAGGTGGATGACCGGCAGACCGCGAACGCGGTCAAGCCCGTCGTGCGGACCACGCTCGCCCAGCTTGCGGAGGCCGCTGGTGTGACGGGCCAGACCGGCTACGTGACCGCCGACTCCGTTCAGTCGAATAACGGCGCGTACGTGTACACGGGCTCGGCATGGGTGAAGAACGTGGGAACGTGGCAGAAATTCACGTTCAAGTTCGAGAACGAAGGATCGTTCCAGCCGATACCGTCCGGCGGCGACAACGAACTGCTATGGAATCCGATCCTGCGTCTGATCGTCGTCCGGCTGGCCTCGTTCAGAAGCATCGTGGGCGTCAGTACGTACACCGTCTATCTGTCGCACTCCGGCACGTTCAAGCCGTCGACGAACATCGGCCTTGGACAGGCCGAGTTCGAGAACTTCACCGGGCGAGGCATCGAAGTGACATTGACCACGATGGGGAGCATCACTATCGGCCCGGAACTGACGAGCGGCGACGTGGTGCGCCATCTTGGCAGCTACGTCGTGCCGGTCCCGTCCGGCGTGACCATCACCGCCAGCGGCGGCACCAGCATCTGAGAGAAAGGAACCCGCATGGACAAAACCGAAATGACCGCGCTGATCGTGGTCGGCGTCATGATCGTCATGGACTACGCCACCGGACTGCTCAAGGCCGTCATGCAGTACGACATCAGCAGCACCAAAATGAGAGAGGGCCTTTACCACAAGGCCGCGTTCGTGGCCGTGATGTTCCTGGCCGAGGTCATCGAACGCGCCCAGCAGGTCATCGACCTCGGATTCAGTGTGCCGATCGTCGTGCCGGCGGCCGTGTACATCACCGTCACCGAGGTGTCCTCGATCATCGAGAACCTGGGCGAGATCAACCCGGAGATCAAGGGCAGCCGCCTGCTGAGCCTGTTCCGCAGCGACAAGGAATCGGGGGCCGAATGATGGAAGGAGTCATCTGGAAGGGTTCGCCGAACCACTACAACGGCCGCAACGGATATCAGGTGACGCACATCACCCTGCACATCATGGTCGGCTACCTCGCCGGCACCGACGCGACGTTCGCCAACCCCTCCAGCCAGGCCAGCGCCCATTACGGCGTCGGCGCGATCGGCGAGATCCACCAGTACGTGGACGAGGCCAACGGCAGCTACAGCGATGCGAACTACGAGAGCAACAACAGCTGCATCAGCATCGAGCACGAGGGCGGCATGGCCCAGGGCGCGGTCTGCACCCAGGCATGCATCGACGCCAGCGCGCGACTGTGCGCGGACATCGCGCGCCGATACGGCTGGGACCATCTGTGGCACGACGGGCTCAACGGCAACGTATGGCTGCACCGGGAGATACCCGGCACCGACCACGCCGGATGCCCAGATCTCGCGCCCAACGGCCTGCCCTACCAGCAGGTCATCGACAAGGCAAACGCCATCCTCAACGGCGAAACCAATCAGGAAAGGAACACGACAATGGCGGAAATGCTGTTCAACGACCTCGACACCGGCAAGGTCTACTACTGGAACGTCCTCACCGGCACCAAATACATCGGCGTGCCCGACCAGCTCGAAATCCTCAAGGCCGCGGGCATCCCCATGCACGAGACCAGCAGCAAGGGACCATGGATGACCCGAGCCCAGGAAATCACCGACACCACGCTGGCCGGCATCACCGCCACCATCAACGCCCAGGCCGCGGCCATCGAAACACTGAGCAAGAGCATGGGCGCCGACCCCGAACAGATCGCCCAAGCCGTCAAGGACGCCGTGACCGCCAAGCTCGACAGACTGCAGATCACCATAACCGCCACCGACGGGGACGACCAGTGACACGCGTGCGCGTCAGGCTCAGGGTGCCCGGCGGGGACACGGCCCCCCTCCCCGCCCCCGGCGAGATCCTGTTCCAGCCCACCGCCCGGCACACCATCGGCGACGACATCGTGTTGCCCGCGCCGATGCGCTGCCGGCTCGACCCGTCCGGCTGCACCCTGGTCGACCTGCCACCCAGCCAACTGCCACGCTGGTGCTGGAAGGCGGTCGAACGCACCCTGGGCGGCACCACGCGTTGGATCGACGTGCCCGACAGCCCGGACGAACTCGAATACGCCGACCTGACCGACTTGGACCCAAAGACCCTGCAGGCCAAACCGCCCGACGAGAGCGCGTGGAACGCCGTCTACCAGCGCATCGAGGACATCGTGGACGACGTGCCCCGCATCAACATCGGCACCGGCCCGCCCGGCACACCCGAGCACACCGGCGACATCTGGATCGACTCGACCACATGGGACATCTACATAGCCACCAGAAAGGACCAGACCAATGGCTGACCTCGAATACGAACAGATCGGCAACATCAAAGGCGGACAAGGCCCCGGCGGAGCCACCGGCCCCCAAGGCCCCAAGGGAGACCCCGGCGAGACCGGTCCCCAGGGCCCCAAGGG